CGAGACGGAACAGAGGGCGGGGACGGGCGAAAGCCTTCCAGCCCCAACGCTCGCGTCCCGTCTCCTTGTTGCGCACCCACGTCATCGGGATGACCTCCTTGGAGCCGTCCGGCAGATTGAAGCGGCAGATGTAGCCGACCCGGTTGCCTTCGGCGTCGTGGTAGAGCCACGATGCGGAGGCCTTTCCGTGTGTGGGGTGCGTGAGGTCGGGCTCGTGGCAACCCTTGGGAGCGTGGGGCAGGGCTTCCGTATCGCTTGAGGGCGTCGGGCGTCCGAAGGAGCCGACCTCGGCCCGTGCGGTCAGGCCACCAGCGGAGAGGCGTTCGTCGAGCTCGCGAGCGGCCTCGCCCATCTTGCACCCACGGATGGCGGCGAGCAGGGAGATCGGGTCGGAGCCCTTGGCGTCCCCGGCGAAGTCGCACCAGACCCCGGTGTTGAGGTTGATGGACATGGACGAGCCCGGCTCTCCGTTGATGGAGCCGATGCGGAACTCGTGGCCGTCCTTCTTGCCCGCTGGGAACCACTCGCAGAGGAGGGACTCAAGGGAGCCGACGGCGGCTTGGTTGATACGGTCGAAATCAATGGTCATGGGATGGGATAGGATGGGCGACGCCCCGACCCTGCGAGGCGTTGCAGTTTTTGCAAGCGTTAACCAAGGAGGTGCTTCACGTCGTCGACGGAGCGGGCGACCAAAGCCACCCCTCCGCCACGCTTAACGGCGAAAAACCACGCATCCTGCTTGTCGGTCGTGCGGCCCTTGGGGGCCTTGCACTCTACGGAAAGGAATTGGGCGAAGGGCTGGCCGACCATGTCCTGCGTGATGGTCACGGTGCGCCATCCGATGAGATCAGCGGAGCCGGGGCAGAGGCCATAGCGGACGGTCGAGCCATCGGGGAAGCGGGCGAGCCCCACGTTGTTGCGGAAGACCCTAATGCCCGGATGCCCACCGAGGGCCAGCATGATGCGTGACTGTTCGCCGGCCTCGCTCATGCGGCACGTGCCCGGCGGGCGTTGAACAGGTGCTTCGCCCAGGCGTGGGGGTTCTTGTATCCGCGAGCCTTACCGAGGGCGATGAGATCCTCAAGGGTCTGGGCTTTGCCTTGTTGCATCTTGCGTTCACGGATGGCCTTCAAGGCTTCCATGTCAACCTGGAGCTGGTGGAGCGTCCCAGCGACTTGCTCAGGTGTGCGCTCCTTCAAGGCGTAGACGTGCTGGCACTGAGGGCAGAGG